TCGTGTAGTTAACGAACGGTAACTAGAACAGGTTAAACTGGTAGACTAAGACCCCGTCGTAGGTAGACTGGTACTCAAAAATAGGAGGCAATCCTAAAACAGGCGGGGCTGTATTATACTGTAGAACGTAGTCGAGATAGGTGTGGTAGCCGAACCGCAGCAACGTAGGGTAACACGGGCCGGAGGTGGTTATAGCTGTGCTGGCTCCTAGTGTGTTGTCTCGGTAGACAAAGCCTGAATAACTAGGAAAACCAGCGTAGCTGATATACTCAGACCAAGCGTTGCTTCGGATATCAAAAACAAGAATTTTATCATTAACCGTCTTCGCAGTTTGAAGTTGGTTCGATTCAGGTAAGCCGACAAGGAAACGTAGGTTAAAATTGTCATAAACAATCCAAGGTAATCCATGCAGCTTAGAGTCCTTTAACGGCTCAAAATAGTTTTTAACTTTGGTGGACAGCTCACCCGCTTGGAAGTTGTCCTCAATGACCAAGGTGACATCGTAGATTCCTGTAGCGCTGAGCATAACCACACTACTTTCGCTACGGGCAACACAAGAAGAGTTCAAGGCTCCTTGGTGTGAAACCGTGTACAGAGAGGTGTTGGTTACGCTAAACCCAGCTTCAGTTGACCGGAGCCGGTAGCAGGTATCACTGGTAAAAACGAAAAGGCTGTTTTGGTAGTTAACCAAAGCAGTAATATTACTTTGACTAGCACTAACCACGTTCACATCAAACGGGTCAATGTCTGGTTGGTTTAGAGCATCTGTAATCTGGAAGTAAGTGAAGAACTCACCAGAGAAAGCTGAGTCACTCACACCAGAGAACAGAAGCAGCCCAGGCCGTGAGGCAAACCCACTGAGTACTAACCTCCCCTGGATTAAGCAGCCTATAGTCGGGAAATCGCCTGTAAGGTAATTAGCAAACCGCCCAAAGCCGTACACAGGAATGTAGCCGCCTGAGTTTAACAAGCTCCGCTCTGTGCTAAGCGCGTCGCCTCCTACAAAGGTTCTGGCTTTGTTGGTCATGCGGATACGGGCGGCTAAGTTAAACCGGGCCAAATCCGGTCTGGTAGAGACATAGATAATCTTAGTCACAGCCGGGTCGTCCGCGACCGTGAAAATGTTTCCGACACCAGGCTTCCACCCAGCGTACCTGGTAGTGCCTGGAGTTCCGGTAAAGATAGTCAGGTCGGTAAGGCTTGGGTCTACTCTAACGGATAGGTTATCAGGCGTAATGCCTGTACCTGCGTTGAAAGGTAGCTTGCGACGACGAGCGAATGTGACTTTATCTACTCTAACCCGACTTAGGTATACAGGCCCAGTGGCTTGTCTGACATTAAAGGTTCCTTCGTCCTTGATTAAAATACAGTTGGCTTGGCTCGTGATATCGACCGCTGAAGACAAGCTGGCGGTAGTATGCAGCTCGATGTGTATAGCCGACACGATTTTCACAAAGTACACAGTGCTTGTCGAAAGTGGAGCTGGGAGAGTGTTTCCTGCAAAAGGGTTAGGTAAAAACCTAACACGGTCCCCGTCCAGCAAAGCAGTAGACCCTACAGCAATAATATTGTTTACTACGTCAATATCATAAGACGCTAAGAAGAGCTTATTAGGGCCAGTCATAAACACAGGAAACCGAAGATTCCTATCAAAAAACAGCTTGATATTCAGAGAGTCAACGACCTGGACAAAATACTCAACTGTGTTCGACAAGCCTGATGGAAGCTTGGCGTCGCTTCCTAGGATTACTTTTTGGCCTGTGGTGAAGTTGTGCGGTGCGAGTAAAGTGATATTACCGTCGCCGTACCGAATACTGGAATGGTTAAATTGATAGCTTAGTCTGTCCTCTAAGTCTACAACAGTAGTTAAAGCTGAGTTTGTGTAAAGCTCGAAAGAGTTGTTAGTAATCTTCTTTACAAAGTAATTAGTATTTACGCTAAGCGAAATTAAAGTTGTTCGGAACAACACACCGTCCACACCTAGGCTAAACTGAACGATGTCACCTGTTCTAAACCCGTGGTTATCGAGGTTAATCCGATTATTAGAAGCCGATATATTGGAGTCTAGCAACAGTTGCCTGTTCAGGAAGTTATTACCACCGAACGTAACGAACAGAGAGGAGGGGTTAACAGGTGTTGCACTGGTCTCAGCGTCGTAGTCAGTACCGTCTGACCAACTGTACTGGTAAGGCGTAGAAGGTGTACCTAGCACACTCTCAGCGTACGAAGCGCTATTATTACTGCTGAAAAGCTCCCAAGGATAGACGGTCGAGTCTTCCACGCCCAAGTCCGTGCGCGTATCCGCCGGGACTTGCACGTGCTGGTCCGAGTCAGCATCCCCAGCTCGACCTACGTCTTGATAAAAATCCTTACCAAACCAAGTCTCCGCCTCAGCCCACCAGTACCAGCGAAGAATAACGATATCAAACGAACGTGTAGCAGAAGTAGCGAATGTGATACCTGTAGCGGTTACTGTCACAGGAGTAAACACGCCATCTACGAACACCGAAACGTCTTGGTACTGTAGCTGATTCCAGTCTGGGTTTTGGACTGTGTAGTTTGTGCCTGTGAAGTTAAACACAGACTCGTAGTAAGCGAATAGCTGAATAGGCGTGTTGTTCTCAACTAAGATTAAAAGAGATGGAGTTTCACCGTTGAAAACCTCCACCGCAGTCATCTTAGAGTCTACGCTGCGAGTACTAAACGGGACGTAGTTTACCTGGTACTCAACCCTGTCATTCGAGATAGCCATGACACTCAGAGTTGTACCGCGCTTCAAAACAGTAAAGCTCACACGTGGTGTAACGGTGAGCTTCCATGCGTACAGCTTAGTATTCTGACTAGGGTCTTGAAAGACAGAACGTGTGCCTTCTCGCTTAACCAGACTGCCATCTGGCGTCACGTTGAAGTTTACCAGCACATCGGCATCTTCCCAGGGAAGTCGAACAGAAGGGGTGGTTGTGTTTAACCCCCCTTTGGCGCTCAGCAGCGTCTCTTTGTACTTAAACGTTCTGTCTAGCTCGTTGTTCATGTCAAAATACCGACTGCCTGTCGTCAACGGGGTAAGAACCTTCAGCCTGAATAAGGCTTCTGAGAGCAGTTTTGTACTGCATTTCGTATAGCTGCGAAGCCTGAGCGTCGTTAAGCAAACGACTGCAAAGGCGGCTGGCCAGCCACAGCGTAATCAGAGGCACATACGGCTCCGGCAAGCCAAACGTGCCGTTATCTGTAGAGGGTACCAAAAGGTGTCGGTACACAACAATCTCAACCGACTCGCGCTGCGCTAAGGTAGTCGGGTACGGGTTGAGATAGATGACCTTAGAGCGGTCTACAGAGTAATACAGAACAACCTGTCCTGTCTGCATCGGAGCCAGAGCAAGCCGCCTAAACGAGTCTATCGGCAGGTACTGAGCTTGCTGCGCAGTGCTGATAGACCTAACCGAATCAACCTTAAGGTAGGGAATTAGCGTCTGGACCTTCTCGTTGGTGTAGGTTAAATCAGCGGGCACCAACGTCTGGAACAGGAAGTACCAGTAGTAGTCGGCTGCGATTTGATTAACCGCTTCGGGTAAAATCAACAACGCCAGCCGAGATGCTTGAGATTCATCAGACGCATCAACCTGCCTGTCCCCAACAAAGGACAAAGCAGCGTTGATAACGTCTAACCTAGTCGAGGTCGATGAGTACATTACGGAGCAGTGTGAATTGCCAGTACGTGGTCATCGCGATAGCGCTTGCAGCCATAAATCTGGTACGTGACGGTTGCGTCCATCAAGTACAGCGTCTCACGGCTGGTTTCAGTCTTAACCCCTCCGATAGGGTCAATCCACAGCGCCCATTCAGGGTGGACAAGCAGAGACGTGATAAACGGAGCTGCGGTCTCGTTGCCGGTTTGACCACGAGGTAGACCGACCCCAGTGGTGGTTTGTAGAGGACTCTGCGTTGGAGTCCAATAAGACCCAGCCACACCAGGGATAGGAGCCAACGCACCAGTGCTACCGTTACGGATTTGGCTGGTGTTGCGAACGATGTTGTTGCTAACCACCACCCGGATGCCGTACAGGCTACCAATCTCGCCGGTCATCGTAGGCCGACCGGACACGTAGTCGGCAGAGATGTACTTGTCAATCAAGTGGAGCTGCGTCTGCACTTCTGGACCAATGAGCCACATCATCTCACCGCGAGGCACACCCCGCAGTTGCATGGTCTCAATGGCTGTCAGAATGATGTCGTCGTCAATAGGCTCAGGCACACCAGCCACAGTCCCAGTGCTGGAAGAAACCAGCCAGTTGTCCGGAGTAATGGTCCCACGAAGTGCAAGCACACTGTGGTCGATGTCACGAGCAAGAGCGTACTTAACCCGCGACATATACGTCTGCTTCACATCGTACATGGTGAACATCTTGGTGATGTCCTCCACGGCGAAGGAGCTTTCACGCATCATGTCAACCGTGATGGTGTAATCCCCAGGGGACTGAACCTGTAGGCTGACTTGCGACTCAGTTTGCTTGTCGTAGACTGCGAAGTCATCAACCAGCGGGATGTGGATGATATCGCCGTAGCTAGCCGGTCGAGAAAACTTCTTGACGGTCTGAGCGGCGACTAGCTCTTTGTCGCGGTTATACCGGACCTGACGGCTCCACACCTCAGGGATGAAGTTATTCACCCGTGAGGGGTTAAACGCAGAGCCGTTGTAGGGGGCTTGTAAAGACATTTTAGTTCACTCGTCCTTCGTTGTAGGCTTGAGTAATCAGGCTCTCAATCTTAGGGTCTTCTAACAACCCTTGCGCGGCGAGAGCGTCGATTTCAGCGGATGTCCAAGTCTTGTACGGGTCATATGAAATCTGCGGAGCCGTAGAGGTCTGCGGGACTTCGCCGGTATCTACTTGAGGCATACTCTGATTAGCTGCCTCTTGGACCTGACCCATCTGAGCCTGAACCTGAGACCAGATAAATTTTAACCCCTCCTCGTTGTCGAGAGCTGCTTGTGTGGCTTCTGGGAGTTTGTTGAAATACTCCTCGATGCCCTTAGCCGCTTGGGTGTACTGCTCCCCTTCTAGTCCAATGACTTTCTTCCACATCTGCTCAGTTTGAGATGCAGTAAGGCTGTCAATTCGGCTCAGCGTAGTAGGAACCTGAGAAAGGTCGATACCATACTCAGTCATCAGCAGCTCAGGCAATACTGAGCGGAGGCTGTCCATTAATGCTTGCTTGTCCATTGTTACCTGCCAAAGTTTGTGCTAAATTTGCTCCACCATCAGCCATCATCTGACTCTGCATAACGTTGGCTGTCGGGGCATCGACTTGTCCCATCGCGTCTAAAATCTCGTCTTGTGGAGCTGCACCTTCCATAGGGTCGGGCTTCTCAACCTGTAGAACTTTCTCAGGCTCGTCAAAACCCCATAGGCTTACAATCTGGGCAAGGATGTAATCTATATTGACCTTTTGAGCAAGCATCTCGTTAGACAGCACAAGAGAGAGGAACTCAACGTAGCGGGTTACTTTAGAAGCTGAAGTTAAAACAGCTTCAGAGCCTTTGATTTTGAACTGCACATCGCAGTTACAAAATTCAGAGGGTTTGAACTCATAGGCTCCTAGTTCACCGTCTGCACCAGAGATGATGTCCTTGACATAGCCTGGTACAGATTGCCACATATAGTGATATAGCTGCAATAACGGGTTGAGCAGATTACGTTCAATGCTAGTGTGGTACTGGTTCAGTCGAGTCCCACCAGCCTCTTTGGCTGCGTTAATCTCCTGAGCTGTAACACGTTCTGCTTTTCTCTGCGGACCCGTACCAATGGAAGGGATGGTTCCCATGTTCCGGTCAATTCGGGACTGTAGGCTAGCCTCCTCTTGGTAGGTTAGGGCAATGTTAGACTGCCCTATCTGAACGGGGGTAATACTGCCTCGCTCTCGCACAGGAATCTTAGCACCTGGGTAGAACTTAAAATCAGGGTTAACCACCCCCTCTTCTACAACTTCCCACATGTTGTGACAAGTAGCCAGCAGGTTGTCGAGTCGAGCGTTGGTGAAGCTTCTGTCCACATGCAGCAAACCTAAGTTAGCTGTTAACGCACTCAAGCCCCAAGAACGGTTCAAAACCGGAATGAAGTTGGCTACGATGTACGGACGAGGTTTGTTGGTTACCGACACCATAAGTTCACCTTCGTGGCAAACTATGGCAGTACCCATGCCAATCATCTCGTCGTTTTTGTACAACGGCCCCCAATATTCCAACAGCTCAATAGCGTCGTCAGGGGAGTTATCCCGAACCTCATCTGTCCGGACACCAACGAAGTTCGACACCGAGTCGGCTTCTGTGTCCTCGCCTAGCGTAAACTTGGCCAGCTTATTGACGCGTTGTACAGACATCTCAGGCCACTTGCCTGATTTAACCATCTTCAGGATGTAAGACCTAGGCACCCGGTACCGCCGAATAAACGCAGCTTCGGCGGCTGGCTTGTCCGGCTGCATATAGTACGAGAAGTTGTCAATGGTGTCGAATCTAGGCTTCTTAGTCCGGCTGCAAATACTTACCTGGACACAGGTCGTACCAGCGATAAGAAGCTGTCGAATGGCCGACTCGTAACAACTGTGGAAGTTACTACAGTCTATCTGGTTGCGGTAGAACCGTTTAAGTAGCTCCGCCGTAGCTATGTCGTCTGGGTCTTGCGGAGTAATCTCAAACCAATTCTGACTAGGGAAGGTGGCTTGAATGAAATAACTGTAAATCAGCTCTACAGCTTCAAACGCTTTACCTGTGTGAATCCGGTGCTTCCAATCCTGCTCACCTGGCTTAGAGCTCGTAGCTACATGGAACACGTAGCGACGAAGCCAGTCCGCAGCTTCTTTAGACCCGGCGTACTCAGCCCATGCTTCGAGCCACGTGTCTTCCAAACACAGCCTAGAATTTTTGAAATGTTCATAGCTGCGAAGAATATAATCTTTAACGCTTTTAGACGAATCCGCCATATTTAGTATTCACTTTAATAGGTTGTTGCTGAACAGACGAAACTCTGCGGTTGGACTTTTTGAGGTTGGCGATTAAAATCTTGATAGCGTCAAGCAAGTCGTCTTGGTTCTCCGACGCATCAGGGTCGAATAGCTGTACCTCCTCTACAGCCGCATTCCAGAGGTTCTCGCAGATAAAGATACTGGCTACTGAATCTCTACCCAGGTAAGGCTCCAAGGCCCAACAGATACCTTCGTTCTTATCGCCTTTAGGCACAAACGGTATAAACATACAGCTATACCGTCCAGAGAACACCAGCTTGAACGTCTCAATCATGGAGCTGGCTAGGCTAACCCCGCTCTCTATGACCAGCTTGAAAATGCCGTAGTGGGACAGCAACCTCAGACACCGCTCAGCCAGATTGGAGGGGGTTAACTTGTCTTTGAAACCCCCCACGATGTACAAATTGTTGTGGTTATCCAACCCACCTATGACAAAGGCTGAATGGTTGCTGTGCTTATGTACCGTAGCTGCTGGGTCCAGTGCAGCTATGCACCGTATAGGTCTAATGTCCGCGCCGACTACTACGTTAACCACCCCCATCCCTTGCGGGTGGATGAAGCTGAGTCCAATCTTCTTGATGCTATCAAACTGTAGCGTCTGGTGCTCAGCAGCCACCACCTTAAGTAGGTACTGAGCAGACCAAGCCTTGACGCCTCTGGAGTGGATTAACTCGTTTCTCAGCTCAGCCACATAGTTGTCGTTAAACCGGCTTGGGCAAGTGTAGCCTTCAGAAGCGTCGATACCGTTAGCGTAGATGTTCCGAATGAACTTAACATAGCCCAAGTCGTTAGAGTTGGCCAGGTGGACGTTGAAGTCCCAGTGGAAATACGGTGTTCCAGTCGTGATGATTTCACGGCCTACCCATTCTTTGAAAACGTTTCCGTTAACCTGCCCTATTTCCATCAAGGCCATAGGGTCCAGTACGCTGGTTAAGTCCGCAGCTTGCTGGTATATCTTGCGGGCCTTGTCTGGACTATCTGAGTTAAGATAGGTTACCAGGTCGTCGTTAATGATGACGTCGTAGTGAAAACCTGTGTCGCTAGTCCTAGCTGAGGTGATAGCCACAGTCGGCTCTTTAAGCGTAAGAGGTCGAATAACCTGAATGGCTTCAGCGTGCCAGATGGTCTTTTGGGCTATGATGCTGGCATACATATCCCTGTCAGACTTATTCGCAGCCTTTTTACCAGCAGACAGCACAGGAATTAGTGGACCTTCAATGTGCGGCCTGTCGTTCCACAGCATATCCTGCAATGTGTCGTCAATCAGGTACTGAATGATTTCACGCAGGAACGCAATAGAAAGCTTTTTCTCTGCTGAGTTGAGAAGAATGCGGATGTTTGGGTTTCTGTAGATACGCCACAAAACGTAGCCCACCACCAAGGTAGACTTGAACCCACTCCGGTGCATCATTAAGAAACGCTTACGCCGGGTTAGTGGGTCGAAATCTACCTTAGACGATGGGCTTTGTGGCGCAGATAAAAACTCTGCCACACTCTTGTGGACCGGGTCGAAGTTTTTAACCCCTCCCTTGAAGTTTATCAGGTCCAAAAAGTGCCAAAAGTCAAACAGAGCTTTTACCTTACTCATTAGAACTGGCCTTCCCACTTAGGTACGGGGTACGGCAAACAAATAACAGAATCCAGCCGAACCAACCAGTTAATGTTTGTAGCTGCCACCCCAGTCACGGTTAAAACCATCCAGTCGTTGGTGTTGTCTACCGTAAAGGCCAGGTGACCAGCCGTCCCAGACACAGCCTGTGTAGCTGGGTTGCCAGTCGTGGCTGCGTCGATAAAGGCGTTAGCACCTACAGTCGCCAAGGTCGTACCGTGGCGAATCACGGAGAAAGCTGCCCGACCAACGAAGTGGGGGGTTGCAGAGCTGTCCACGTCGATACGGGCAATTGCGCTCCACTGGGCCAAGACTACGCTGTCCAGAGGAGGTTGGAATCGTTGTTCTTGCTGACCAGACAGAAACAACTCAGTAGGAGTCGCGTTGGTAGTACGGCCTGTGTACAGAATTGGCTCTAAAGTTTGGCCGGTCATCAGCAGGTTGGTCAGCCGTGTTTGGGGGCTCTGCTGTAGAACCGACGGGTTTGGGTAAGCCATTACATTAATCCTCTCCGACGGCGTTGAGTTAATAGGGCGGTGATAACCCCCCTCTGTTGCTGCTGCTGAGTCGTTCTGGCTTTATCGACCCTTGACTCAACCGCGCTTTGCTGGGAGGTCTGTTGCTGCTTTAGCTGATTAGCTTCGTCTACACCGGAGGCAGTAGCAGCGTCCTGGGCTTCTTTAGCAAACCGCTGGCTGATTAAGCCTTGTCGCTGGCTCTGCTGGGCTGCTAGTTCTTGGCGCAGCATACTTTGTCGTTGTTCTTCAGCTTGTTGAGCTGCGATGCGGTTCTGCTCAGCAATCAAGGCGGCTTGATTAATTTGCTGCTGCTGGATAACCTGCATCTGTTGTTGGTGTTGAACCTCCCTCTGTTGCAGCTCAGCTTGGGTGGGTCCTTGCACAACTACGGTCGTGTTTCGTCGTCTTCGTCCCATTACAGGTCTCCTAGGTCTAGTTCCCGCTTAGCTTTAACCTTAGGCTTAGGCGGGTTTGTACGAGCAAGTTTGAGCATAGCAATACGCTCAGCTCGGTTTTTGCGGGTCTTAGGTTTGTTCTTACGAAGCTCCCTCAGCCGGCTTTGAATGTCCATAGTAAGCTCGTAACGTTTCAGGCCGATTAGCTGCAAAACTTTTTACTCTGCAAAATTTTTTAGGTTATTCTGCAAAATTTTTTAGGTTACTTAATAACATATACGACCACCGGATATTCCCCCATCGCGCGTACGCGAAAGAAAACGCGCGAACCTTATTCTTTATAGGGGCTGAACGATTTTCTTGACTTTTTCGGGGAGTTGTGCGATGATTATTGCAGTGGAGAAAGCCACCGGCCCACTCCACCGGCCCACCCGGTCCCAAATACTCTAGTAGAGAAGCCAAACTCTACCCCTTGACAAGACCGGAGCAAGCTGCTAAGCTGGCAACAGCAACAAACCAAACCCATACAAGGAACAAACAACCATGACAGTCCAAGCTAAGACCCAAACCATTCTCGACCTGCTCTCCGACATCCAAGCATCCCTGCTTGAGATGGACGAAATCCCAACCAACGACTACCACAAGCTGAAAGCAGCCCTTGCTGAAACCAGCGACATCCTCAACGACGGGGTTGACCAAGAACAGCTCAAGGCTGAACAAAAGGAACGCGCTGCCAACCGCCTAAAACAGGCAACGGACAACCGTAAGGCTCTCCTTGAGAAACTCCGCCCCTATAAGAATGCTGACAGCAGCATCAAACTGGTGGGCACCATGGATGAGCTTAGCGACCTGCTGGCTCAACTCGAAGCGGACAACGCCCCTACCGCCGCTGAACCACCCAAGCCAGTCCGGCAAACCGAGCTGACTTTCCGGGAACTGCAAGCTGAGCTGAAAGCCATGGGCTACGCTGGCCCACGAGCTGGCAAAGGGGTGACCCGGTCAGTCCTCGAAGCCGAGTACATCAAACTCAAGGCCGCACCCCCTGCTGAACCGGCCCCCACCAAGCCCCAAGTGGTGGAGGTGAAGAAAGCCAAACCGGCCCCCGCCCCTGAGCCTACTACAATCGCGGTCAAGCTGAGTGCAGCCCGTGAGGAAGGGCTGACAGGGCCTGCGGTTGCTGAAGCGGTCCTGCCCTTCTCACGCAACCCCCGCCGCAAGGCCGCACGGCGCATCAAATAGAATACCCACACCTGGGGAGGTTACTAACCCAGGTC